GAAAAATATGAAGATGACATGGTTGACAAATTATTAATGGAGATTGAATCTACATTAAAATCATATGTTGACGAGGATCTAATCAAAGAGAGAATAAAAAAATTATTAAATATACAATGAAACAATTCTTATTAGTTTTCATAGCTTTTATTAGTCCACTTTTACCATTAGCACTTCTTGTAACTTTTGCTTCAGTGATCGACACATTTGTTGGTCGTTGGTATGCAAGACAGAAAAAAGAAGAGGTAACTTCAAGAAAGACAAGATTGGGGTTAATGAGAAAATTGATAATCTATTTCACGGCATTAATGTTCTCATTTTTGGTGGATAGATTTATGATAAATGAAATTGCAAGAAATTACATTTGGTTTGATTGGGCTTTCACCAAATTTGTTGCCTCCCTTTTAATTTGGATAGAATACACATCAGTAGATGAGAAGATTAAATGGATAAAAGGAAAAGGTATTACAGATAGAATTGTTGAGTTCGGAAAATCTATGAAGTCGTTGATTAAATTCAAGGATGAGGTCAAATAACCTGATGTATTAAACAAAAAATAAACAAATATAATTACAAGTGATTATGAACAAAAAAACAAGTCTTATAGCAAAAATTAGAGAGCTCTTCGAAAGAGAAGAGTTTGCAACTGATTACACTGCTGCAACAGGTGAGATTATTCGTTGTTTAGGTGATCGTTTGGCTGTTGGAGAGAAAGTGGTTAATATAGCTGCTGAGAAAGAAGCTCCACTTCCTGACGGTGATTACCTTTTAAATAATGGAAAAACAATCACAGTAGCTGCGGGTGAAATCAAAGCAATAAACGAGTATAAAGCTGAAGAACAACCAGCTAATACAAATCGAGAAGAAATGGCGGATTACACAACAAAAGAACAAAAAGACACAGGTGCAATCGTTGAAAAACCAGGTGGTGAAAAAGACAAAATGGCTGACTACGCAAACAAAATCGAATCCAAACTTGCTGACGGTACTGAAGTAATGATCCTTTCTAAGGGTGATGCTTTATCTGTTGGTGATGAGGTAATGGTTAAGGATGCAGAAGGTAACTTTGTTAAAGCTCCAGCAGGTAAACATGAATTAGAAGGTGGACTAGTAATCTACACTGATGATAATGGATTTATTAACGAATTAGAAACCAGAGAAACTGAAGAAAAAGATGACATGAAAAGCATGTTTGAAGCAGTTTCAAAACTAACTTCTTTGATTGGTGAATTGAAATCAGAAATTGATTCAATTAAAAACACAAACAAAGATTTAAATGAGAAATTCTCAAAATTTGCTGCTGAACCATCAGCGGAATCAATCACTAAAAAACAACATTTTTCAAAAACCGAAGGGAAATATGATAAAATGAAGTTTTTCGGTGGAAAATAAAAAATAAACCTAATATAAAAACAATTTAAAATGAGTTTAAATGTAGCAGGCTTAACGGCGTATGTAGATCAAGAGCGTATGGCGTTAATCAAAAAAATGATTTTAGGTGGTAGATCAACAAGATTTTTAACAGTTCAACCTGATATTAAATCAGCAGCATCCATCAACCTTTTGTCTTCAAACTTGATCGCACAAGCAGGTGGTTGTGGTTTCACTAATTCAGGAACTACTATCCTTACACAACAAACATTGAATGTATGTCCTTTAAAAGTTAATGAATCTATTTGTTTAGATACATTAGAAGAGTACTACACACAAGCAATGATGAACCCAGGTTCATATAACACACAAATCCCTTTTGAGCAAATCTACGCTGAAGAGAAAGTATCTCAAATCTCTTCATTGATTGATAGCTTGATCTGGCAAGGTAACACAGTATCAGGATCAGGTAACTTAAACCTTTGTGATGGTTTCATCTATTTGGCAAATGTAACTTACTCAGGATCTGTAGTAGATGGTAATGTTGCTAACTATACAGCTATCACACCTTCAAACATTATCGCTATCGTTGATGACGCTGTGAATGTAATTCCAGCTAACATCATCGACATGGATGACTTGTATGTATACTGTGGATATGACTTCTACAGAACTTATGCAACAGCTTTAAGAAATGCTAACTTGTTCGCATACACAGGAGCTGAAGATCAAGGTGAGCAATTCTCTCAAATGGTACCTGGTACTAATGTAAGATTGATCGCTGTTAAAGGTCTTAACGGAACTAACAAATTCTTCATCTCTACTAAGTCTAACATGTATTTCGGTACTGACTTATTGAATGACTATGAAAACTTCGAATTATGGTATTCTTTGGATAACCAAGAAGTAAGAATGGCTTCTAAGTGGAAACAAGGTGTTAACGCGGCGTTCTGGGATTATGTAGTATATTTCAAACTGTAATCTACAACACTAAAAAAACTTAAGGGGTGAAAGTCCCCTTTATAAAAATAAACTAAAAACAAAAACAATATAATATGGCTTTTACATGTAATTTAACAGATGGTTATGTATTGGGTTGTTCTTCAATAGGTGGTGTTGAGAAAGTTTGGATCGGTGAATGGGTAGATAATGTTGTATACGCGCAAAATGCTTGTGGTATTATTACAGGTATTACTACTACTGGTTTAACTGTATACGCATTCGAACAAGATATCGAACATGCAGGATTAACACAAGCAGGTAACTACTCAAGAGAAAACGGTACTGTATTCTATGAATCAACTTTATCAATCAAATTGATAACTCTTGATTGTAATGTTAGAAACAGAATGGTTGAACTTGGTAGAGCTCCACTTTTCGCGATAGTTAAATCTAACGCTGGTGACTACTACTACTTAGGTTTAGAGTCTTCAGGTAGAGCTTCTGCAGGTGATGCGTCACTTGGAACATTACTTGGTGATATGAATGGTCTTAACCAATCTATCTCTTGGAAATCAGCAAACGGTGCATTCTTAATCAACGGAAACTTAATCGGAACTACAATCACAGTAGCATAAGATTTCTTCAGGGTCTTCTGACCTTTCTTAAAAGCCCTCTGATGGATTTCAGAGGGTTTTTTTTTTAATCTCCGTAGTATCTTCCATATTCTTTGTAGGCTTCAGGAGTTAATGCACTCACACCTGTATAGAATGGTGTTTGTTTAAGGAATGTACCCATCTTCACATTGATTTGGATAAGTTCATCAATACTTTTACCACGAAGTAATGGTCTAATATCATCTTCAGTGGTAGACTTTGTTATATCCATTAAAAAGTCCATAGCTTCATCGTATCGTTCCATTCTATGATCGTCCAACATTCCCATTGTTCCACGAATCAAAGTGTTTTTAAAAATCATTTCTTGTCTGTCCATATCTTTTTTGTTTCTACAAATATACAAATAAAACAAATAACTACAAAAAATATTTAATAAAAAAAGCATGATTAGTATTGCGAATTACCAAACTACTTTGACACCGTTCACTTTATTGGAGAAGACAACATTTCCATTAAGTGCAACTACCTATATACTTCAATTGAATGGTAAAGAATTACATGATGAGACCTTGTTATTTTTGACTGGAGATACTTCTGCGAATGTTAATAGATACAATTACTTTCCAATCAATTTAACTCCTTTAAATTTAACTCCAGGTCAATATGACTATACCGTTTGGCAGAACACAGGAACAACACTTTCTACTTCTGCTTTGACAATAAACGATGTGGTTGAAACAGGATTGGCAACAATCTATGGTACAACTCCAACACCTGATCCAGTATATGTACCAACGGGTCAAACACAATATGTATTTATTTAATTATGAATGTAGAAAAAAACATAGAAAAACCAAATAACGAAAAGGGATTACCGGTTAGGATATTCCAATTTAATGAAGCTTATGTTCCACCAATTTATCAGTTTGTTAAAAAGGGTGAATATCATTTTATTTCATTTGGTCAGGACAACTTATATCCTGTATTTCTCTTGGAGTTATATAATAACTTTGGATCACCATTGAATAAGGCAATCATTAACAAGAAAGTTAAAATGTCCACAGGTTTTGGTTATAAACCATTACTTGATGAAAGATTAAAACAATGGGCTCGTAAAAATAACCTTGAGAGATTATTCTTATACATTTCAAAAGACTTTGAGATTTATAATGGTTTCTGTATGGAAGT